CAATATCTGCACGGTATGTATCATCTTTACCAATACAACCTCTAAGCTCACCTAAGATGTATGCCTCATTATCATGAGTCAACAAATCTTTTGGTGTTACCAGCTTATCAAGCTTGTTATTAATAAAAGTTGTAAACATAGAAGCAAAAGCATCACCTACACTACCTTCACCAATCATCTGAATCATACTAAGGTTATCTTCAAAAGAATCAAAGCTTGATATTGCATTAAAGAATGTAGTAATAGATCTTGCATTTGTTTCTTGCGTTACCAGTTCTGGATGAAGTAACAGGAAGTTAATACATCTAGTATCAATTCCTGCACCCTCAGCCCATTGTGCCCATACATCAACATCAAACTTTAAGTTAGCGGTTACATATCTAGTCTTCTGTGCACTATCTACACTGTTAACCATATAATCCCCGTTGTCTGGGTTTGCTGTCAAAATTATGTGCCAGTCTTTTGGTAATGTCCATGAGATATAAGATTGTCTATCAATCAATTCCATAACTGCTTGAATAAATCTTGTGTCAGCACGGTTCCAGTCATCTAGTAATAAGATACCACCGGCCTTTGCATCTGCAATCCATTCAGGAGCACAATAAGACATTCTGTTCTTACCAGTCATTTTGTATCCATTCTTTAGATACTCTTGTACGGCAAGTTCATCAACCCATTGTCCTACTTTTTTTGTTACTGTTTGATTAAGATTAGCTAAACTAGTACCTGCAGCTCTTTGTGTAGCTGTAACCATAGAAAGATTGTCTTGTTGTTTTACTGCTACTTTTTTTTCTTTATACATCTGGAACTGACGTACAGGGAAGCCTACTAAGTCACCTAACTCTTCTATCTGTGCAAGGTTAAGCTTTACAAACTTCAGGTTATTATCTTGAGCAAGCTCTACTATAGTAGAAGTCTTACCAATACCTGATTCACCTACAACTTCTACTGATACAGAATTCTTTCCCGCTTCTTGTAGATATCTGTTATTTGTAATTATGTGATTTACAAATCCTTTTAGTTCTGTTACATTTAAATTTACTTGTGCCATTTTCTTTCTAATTAATTAAGTTGTATTTTCTGTCCTGGTAAATCTTCATTTATATTACACCTGCTACTGTGTACCCATAATGTATTATGAGGACAGTCATCAGGAGAATATGCTTCACCATCTGTTAAATATATGAGAGCTGTGTATTGCCCCTTGTTTTCATTAAAGTGATCTATTACTGGTTGGAAGCTTGTTCCACCACGACCATGTATTTCCCAATCTTTTTTTGGATTAAATTCTTTCACGCTATTCAAGCGGGTATCACATTGTGCAACTGTAATCTTATGACCTGTCTTATGCATATGCGTAAGTTCACTAAAAAATTCTTTTAGTTCTTCATTGTTTACAGATCCACTTGTGTCAACACCAACAAGTATGTGATTTTTGAATTTAATCTTAAGCCCTGGATTAGCTGCATAACGTTTATTGTATTTACGTCTCAGCTTTTTGGTATAAACTATACTAGAGTTACCTACAAATCTTCTTAGATAACCTTTCCAATCAAATTTTGGTGGTTCAATGTGCATTAACCTATGAATCAAATCAGCAAGCTCACCCGGTATATTACCTTGTTTCTTTTCTGTTTGCTCTGCAGATGCTTTAAGTTGATGTTCAATTTGTTTCTGAACTAACTTCTTATCTGCTTCAGGTAATTCATCAAAGTCTTTCCATGTACTATGACAATAAGGTGACTCACCATTCATTTTATCCATTAAACTATCTAGAGATGGAGATGTCCCGTCTTCCTGTGCTTGTTCCAAAAGTCTATAATATTCTTTTGTACCTGCTCTAGCAGGAAGATTAAGTTCAGGAAAACTTGATAGTAATAAACCACCATCAGGTAATTTACTTTCCAGTATGTACTGGTTGATCTCTAAATCTGCAGCTATATTAAATAGCTTATGATCATTATATAGATCTCTTAATATCAAATGACCAAATGCAATGTGCAATAGCTCATGTTTAATTAATCCAAATCTGTGATCTTCACTGAGTTCATTATAGAACTCTGGGTTTATAGTCAATTGCATACCAATACCTTGTTTACTAACTCCTGCTGTAGGAATCTTATTACTGTATTGCTTATTGATACCAATTAAAAAGAGCCCGTAAAAGGGCTCTGTAAATATCAAACTTTTGGTTGTTCTTGCAACCTGGTCTTGTATATTTATCATCTTTTTATTTTTCTAAGAATATCCATGTATATATTATCTACTTTACTTTTTTTAATGAATGCATAAATTTTATTTGTGTCTAATGCGTTTATTTGAAAACTATATTTTATAGCTATGCAAAAATCTACACGGTCTTTAAACATTAAAGCTTTGGCCATAAGTCTATTAACTACTTCTTTTTCCTGGTAGTCAGTATTATTATACATATGCCAAGCCAATTCTTTATCTTCCTGTAGGCCACTAAACATTTCTTTATATTTAAAAAATTCATCAAGTGTTATTATCTTTTTTTTCATTCTCTATTAATTCAATCCATACACCTGGGTTATTTTTATCATAAGTATATTGTTCAAATGCAGGCAGTATAAACTCTGCATTATCATCTTCTATCCAACCATACTTAACCATATCATCTTGCACTGTCTGTGCAGGATTTATATAATCAAACTTATGGCGGCTGCCTCTAATAAATTCAAAAGATATCTTTACCGGAAGCTTATGCTTCTTGAGCTCTTTCTTAAACTCTTCAGTATACTTAGCATAAATATCTTTTGTTTCTTTTCTGTAATTCATTACGGCTTTGCTTGCTATAAAGTATTTACCTGTCCAACGTCTACCGTTCTTACTAGAAGGAACGTTTCCTGGTATCCACCATTTTTTATTTTGCATAATCTTCAATTATTTCTACATCAGTCCATGCTGCTAAATGTACTACTTCACCATTATCTCTGGTGCAGTAACTATACATTCCATCTATAGATCTAAAGTTAAGTTCTTCTCCTTCATCAACCGGAGGAGCTCCGGGTGGTACTTTATCTTGAGTAACCACTTTTATTCTACTATTTCTAGGTACGTTATATAATTCCATTCCATTTTATTTATTTAAAGTTTCTTTTAATAAAGGTTTTAGCATTTTATGTACTTTATCAAAGCCATGATTCTTCATAGCATCTGATATATCTTTAGACATAGTTAGTACACACCCGTGTATTTTATATGTTTCAGTATATCTCTGTACAGCTTTTACCCCTGCATCATCATTATCAAATAGAGTTATAATTTTTTTATACTTCTGTTTCAGATTAAATATTATATGAGGTTTAATCATTGTATTTTCTGAATCAGGACATATTACTTCTATATTATAACCCATACCTTTAAGACACATAGCATCTTTAAGTGAGCTGCATATTACTAAATAAGGCTGGTTGTATTCTAGTTGATCAATACCTTGTATATAATTCTTAACTTTATGAAACTTATGCTTTTTACTATGAGGTTGGTATATTTTATATACTTCACCATTTTTATCAAAGTAACCATAACAGCATTTGCTCCCTACTTGTAGGCTTTTATGCAAACCATTATCATCCTTGGCCATATTAAAATAATCAATTGGTTTTACATTATATTTAGTCAACATAGTTTTACCTATTCTAAATGATAACCAATACTTTTGATCTTCAATTGTCCAATTTCTATACTTTATATAATCTATTTTCCACTTTGCTTGTGGTTTAAATGATTGATCTATTGATCCGCCTGATTGTATAAAGTTGTTGTAGTCTTGAATTATTCTTCTGGTAGCTTGCGGATAACCTAAGTTAAATAGTAATCCAACTAAGTCAGCCTTGTTACCACCTTTACCTGTTGAGAAATCTTTAAATTTATATTGCATAATTGATTTATCAACATATATGCAGAAACTTGGTGTCTTTTCATTAGGATTAAATATAGATCTAATCTTAATGTCTTGACCCGTAAGTTGCTCAGGTAAATCTAAATAATATTGAAATACCCAATAACTTGGTATTTCTGATTCTTCTAATTTTAAATTTTTAGTGCTGAACATAAACCAAAGATATTAAAAAGAAATGGGCCCAGCATAACACTGAGCCCAATCTTTAGGTTTATATTATAAATCAAAGTCACTACCTGTTGAAGACACAGGCTCAAAACTATTTGTTGGTGCTGACTCTTTCTTTACAAAAGGTCTGAAATGATTTGTATTATTTCTATCAAACGTTAGTAAGTTAGAAGACTCTACATCAATTGATTCCAATGGCATACCATCTCTACTTCTTTTAGGTAAGAATAAGTCATTGTTAACATAACCTTCTTTGTTTTCCCACTCACGTGCACCTAAACAAGCATTAATGTAACCAGTTTCTGAACAAATCTTTGCTGCTTTAATCATAAAGTCTTCAATAGTATTTGCCTCAATAGCATCTAACTCAGTTCTTTTACCAACTACTTCAGATATAAATACCATAGCTTTTAGAACTTCAGTATCACGACTAATCTCATTACCATTATTTAATGTTGTATCTTTAAATGGATATGGAGAAAATCTTACTCTACCTACTTGGCCTGCATAACGTTCTCCATTAGGATTATTCATATCTTTCAAGAAACCATTAAATTCTCCTGTAACTGGCTCTGATTCTACATGCAATGTAATATTGTATGCTTCAGAGTCATAAGGTGTTTGATCAAATGTAATTGAGTTAATTTTTACTTTGTGATTTCCTGTTCCAATAACTGGTTTTGTCCCACCGCTACCGGCAGACATGTCTTTAGTACTTAACATAATTTACTTTTTTATTAATTATTAATTATTGATTATATTTTTCAATACAATCTTTTACAAACTGCAGGTCATTTGGGATAAACTTATCCTCAAACATACCCATTGGTGATTTACATGTGTTCTCTCCTGAGTTTTGTGTTTCAAAACCATATTCAAGTTCACCATCATCATTTTTATTTACTTTACCAAATAATACTATAGAAAATAAACCTTCCAGTGTTAGAGTATTGTCAATCATTTTGCCAATAGTCTTTGCTTTGATTTTTCTATTACCATTTATATCAGTTGAATCTTCTGAGTGAGTCAAAAAGATTACTGTTAAATCTTCTCTCAAATCTTTAGGTAATTTAGCTACCATAGCTAAATTTGCTGCAATCTGGGTAAATTTATCATATCCTTTTTCATTAGCTCTATCAAAATATTCAAATGAACTCATATATTGCCAATCATCTACAACTAAATTAGTTATATGTGGCATTTTATCATTAACATGTTGTATAGCTTTAACTATACCTGCAGAAGAAGACGCTGAGGTTAAATTTCCATCTTTATTTTCTTTACTGATTTGTGTATACTTGCTTTTCCATCCTTGAAATGGAAGTGGTTTATTAGCAATGTTTATAATGAAAGTCTCTTTAGGGTTTAATGTTCTGATTGAGGTAGACTTTCCTGTACCTGAATCTGCAATTACCAATACGCTGTTTGCCATATTACTTGTTTTTGATTATAGTTATTAATTCTTTTAATGTGTTATTTAATTCATCTAGTTTATTTACTACAGGAATTAGGTCGGGAGTAGTGAAGGAAGGGAGCAGTTCATCTGGATTTGGTAAATCTGGATTAGCAAAGTCTATAATTGCTTTACCTCTACTTGTTACATCATTAATAACTTTAAGTTCATTGACAGGTATTATGTGTCTGATAAAACCAGCACTTGATTGTATTAATTCATACTCATCTTTCCAATGTGGATTATGCTTATGTAGATATAACGTTCTCTTTGGATCCTCTGTATCATAATCTATAGATACAAATTCTGTATAAATATCTTCACCCTTTTCAAATTCACTAGGAAAAAAACTAATATGTAAATCATCTTTTCCAGATGGTCTATATGCCATCTTGGGTATATATAGAGAATTAATTATTCCCATTGTTTGGAAGTAATCCTCATGTTCTTCTCTGAGGGCTGCTACCTTTTGCTTTCTTTCTTGAGGTGTTAATCCCATTCTTTTCTTATTATTTAAGTTTTTAGTATTTATCATCTGCGTTCTTGTTGTCCAGGTGTTTGCATTTCTTCTATTTGCATTTGTTCAAACTTTGCTTTAAAGAATGACATACGTGCATCACCATTTCTGGCTTTTAGAAAATGTAACACCAATGTTCTATCATTTTCTATTATATATCTATCAGGTCCGTAATATCTGATTTTTTGCTTAGCTGGTCTATTAATACCTATTAACATATCTGCATGCTGTAGCATTGCATCTGAGCCAAATATATCTGACTCAAGTATATAATTACCATATTTACCATCTATAGCTCTGTCTGGGTTATCTATGTTTCTATTTAGCTGTGATAAAGCTATAAATAAACAAGGATAATCTCTTTTACATTGTGTAAAGAACTCACCTAATTCAAATAACATATCTAAACTACTATTCTGATAGGGTGCTCTCTTTACAAGCATTGTATGATCTAATGTTATGATAGTATTTACACCTTTATGTAAATTCATATACTGATCAATTTGCTCACGCATTTGATTTACAGTCATAGGTGTACTAATTATATCAACTGGGTGCTTTACTCTTTCTTTAGCATACTGATGACATTTGTTTAATTCATTAGTACCTAATACAGATCCTGCACTACATAACTCTTTATATGTTTTACCTGTTATAGAGCTAAATTCTCTAATAGCTGATGTTCTACCAACCATCTCAAATTGAAATTCTAATACCCTAAATTTATCATTAGGATTTAATGCAAAAGACTCTCTAATAATTTGATCTTTAATCAATGTTTTACCTGAGCCAGGTCTACCACCAATTACAGTCAATGTATTCCACTCTAATCCATCCGTAGCAGCATCATTAAACTTAGGCCAAGGTGTATATATAGATTTCTCTTCCCCTGTAGATCTCCTGTACATGTACTTAAGAGCTTCATTAAAGGCTGCATATTGCCCAACCCATGCTTCTGATGTTTTTTTCATACTACGTTTTCTTTAAAGTGTTCATCTTCTGTGCTTACTCCGTCAACTATCATATCACAATAATCAGCCAATCTAGAGTGTTTAACTCTATGCTTATCTTGCTTAGATATAAAATATTGACTTGTTTGCATATATAAGTAGTCTGCATCTCTATACTCATTTACATACATCCGGGTTGCTTTTATAATATCATCCCATGTATGGTCATAAGTTTCAAAGAACCATCTGAAGTTTTCTCCTAATGCTTTAACATTATTTCTTGCAGGATTACCACTTGGTAGTTTCTTAGCAGGAAATATTTCTCTATAAGTATGGATCTTATCATTGAAGTCCTTACCCATGAGTTGTATATCAGTTTTCTTTTTAGCTTTTATAAAGTAATTATCTAGCTTTACACAAAATGCTTTTGCATCTGGTGTCATTTTATATAGACCATCCTCAAGTGTGAGCATGTTCATTTTTAATAAATATTCTTTGTCTTCAGATAATGAATTAGGCAATGATACGCCTTGCTTCATCCCAAATAGGATCAACGCTTGGTTTGGAGTTATCTTCACCTTCATTATCTTCTGAAATAGTTCCCACATATTTTTCTAAGTGTTTTATAATGTTATTATGAGCATCCATAACTTTTTTATCATTTGTAAAATATCCATTCTCAATCATTGTACATGAGTTGATAACGGTTGCATGGTTGCGCTTTAAAAATTTACCTATACTGGTTTTACTATGTCCTTCCTTATGTGCTAAGTAAGACATCATCTGAACATATACAAGGTAATCTCTGAATCTAGTCCTATGTTGTAGATTTTTAACTCTACTATATTTTGGCTCATTTTCATGTAGAGCTGCTAATGCACTATCATGAAATATACCCAACGGAATCTTTTTGTTTTTTTCTGAAGGGGTGTAAATATACAATTTTACACCATAAGTTGTGTAAAAAGATTTTTTAAATTCAGCAATATCTTGCTTCTTGTTAAGTTCCTGGTTATTAGCCATTTATATTAAGATTTAAGGTTATCAAAGATAGTAAAATTTACCATTCTATACAAGGTATATCTTGCTTTTCTAACTCTTGGTTTACTTTATTAAAGACATCATTACAATCCCATTCACCACCTCTGTATGCTGCTGAAGCTGGATGTGTAACTTTATAAATTTTTTGATTATTAAGCATTATTTCCCATGCTTCTGCTTTTTTACCCATAAGTATTACAGGTATATTTTTATTATGTCTATTTATATTTTCAAAAATATATCTTGAAAATGGCTTCCATAAATCATAATGTGAGCCAATAGAGTTTACTTCACATGTAAATGCTGTATTAATTAATAGCACACCCTGGTTAGACCAACGTTTTAAATCCACATCTCCATCTTCATCTCCAAGCGCCTTAAGTATATATTGTAAAGATTTCTCAGCTTTACCTTTTCTACTACAGCTAAATGCTATACCGTCAGCCACACCTAATTGAGGGTATGGGTCTTGACCTACTATAATGCATTTAAGATCATCATACTTGCATTCTTTAAAGCCATTAAATATATCTTTAAATCTTGGTGTAAATCTTCTTTCTGCATTTACTAAGCTTACAAGCTTTTCAACTATAAGATCAAAGTCAAGACCATTTATAAAAGGAGTAAGCATAGGTGCCCATCCTGAGTCTTGTAGTTTATCATTTGCTGAATCTCTTAATTCATTTATGTCAATGTTAATTGGTATTTGTTTCATAATTAGTTAATTATTTGTATCTTTGATTAAAATCTATTTATTATGTCTGAGAAAAAAACTATTATAAGCTACGATGTTACTAAAAACATAGACTGTCAAATAAATCCAGCATTTATTAGCGGCTTACAGCAAATATACTATAGATATATTACTGAGTTTTATGATGATGTAGGAAATTTTGCTGAACTTATAAAAGACTTTAACCTATTGGTTACTAATCCTAAAGAAGCTAAAGCTAAGAATAGAATTTTTACATCTGTTGAGAGTGATATTTATACACTATATTCTCTTATAACATTACTTAAAGGATATGCTGTTGAACAAGGTTTAGAGAGAACTGAAGAAACTGCTGTAGATAAAGAAGCATTTAAAACTGCTGCTGATAAAGCTATGAAAGAGAGTAGTAACCCTATAGAGATACTAAATAATCTTACTAAAAATTTAGGAGAGCTATCTTAACTGCATCCCATTAAAGTCACCTATCTCAACACAAGCTTGTATTGCTAAATTCAATTCATCTTTATCACAGTCCCCAAAGGATTTACAATACTCTTGTTTATCTTTTACAAAACATAGCCCTGCGGATCTTTTCACTTGTATTTTGGCTTCTTCAAAGGTGTAACCAATTTCTTGTGCTATTTCTCTAATCATTGCATGTAGACGTGCTAACTGTGGGTTACTACCCTTATCACCACTTACACCTACAAATATTTCTAATTTAGATCCTTCTTCAAGCTGCTCAAAGAATTTTCTATACTTAGTACCCATTGCTTTAATAGGGAAATGTAGTTGACCATCTTTAACTGATGCTTTTATATATAAATTATCCTTCATAAGGATACTATATTATATAATCCAGTAATAGCTACTCCACATAAAAATACTACTACCATATAAAAACAACCTTTATACACTTTTTCCATTTTTTCAGGAGATCTTCCTTGATTACTTCTGTACTGTCTAAATTTTTTCTGTTTCATTTTGATTAATTTTTTTTAATGTTTCTAATATTTCAATAGCTACTTCCAAGTTCCTTCTAGAGGAACCTGGTATAGTATCTACATTATCTAATAGATTAATTATATCTTTTATAATTATATCATTCATGACTTTCAAGTATAATGCTCTCTAGATCTACATCAATAAGTTCTTGTATATCTACGTCAATTTTATTTTTGTTTCTATCTATCAGTAAAGCCCATACATGCTGTATTTCTACAGTAGGACCATACCCTGGTGTACCAGGATCTCCATTGGAATCATACCATTGATCAGGTTCACCTGGATCATATATGTATTCTACATCTAATAAGATATCATTCCACTCATAGTCAAAGCTCAACATTACAAAAATCTTAGTGCTGAACCTACATAAACAAATTCCTGAGCACACTCTGTGCACTTAGCATTAGATTCATTTCTGATTAATGCTGGGTCACCACAGTTTGGACATGGAGTTTCATCATTGGTATCTATATATTCTTCAATTGCTTTTCTTGATAGCCCGTGTATCATTGCATCATGTGCACCACGGTACTCTAATTCTTCTTGTTGCTCAATAAAGAGCTCTTTCATTCTTCCCATAATTAATTTTTTAGTGGATTATAACGTTTTATTTTACTTGAGTCAAATGAACTAAGAGCTGACTCTACCCATTTCTCATCCTGTGTTCCTTTATAACATAGTATATGGCATACAGCTGTCTCAGATGGGTTAAGTCTTAATAACCTACCAATTCTTTGTGCTGTTTTCTTTTCATTACCATATGCATGCATAATAATACCTTGTTTTAGTTGAGGTATTGTTACACCTTCTGATAACTGTAATACACAAGACAACTTATTTATACGCCCATCTGAGAAGTATTCTAAGTTATCTGCTGATTTATTATTACCTGAATGATAGCTATACTTACAGACACGGTCTGCTTGATCCTGGGTGTTTGCAAATATTATACATTTATCTTCTATATTATTAACCATAGACTTAACATATGCTTCTTTAGTAGTGTATTCCATAAGTGCACGCATCCTCATAATATAGGCCCATTGCTGTTGCTTTGGTGTTTGTGCTTCTGCTACTCTACGTGTAACATAACTATAGTCTTTAACTTCACTTGTATGCCAGTAACCACCATTCTTGTTTTTCTTCTTAAGTGATGGTACACCTGATAACTGTAAGTCATGTATAACTATTCTATAATCATTTAATATGTTTGAGTCAGTAGCATCATCAACTTTAAATGTGTATTTTATAGGACAGTACTTTTGTACAAGTTTTCCTTTCTCTGATTGCTTATCTCTTGGTGGTGTGCCTGTTAAACCTAATATCTTACCTGTGTAAGGGCCCAAAAACAATTCATGAGAGTATTTTAATGAATGACACTCATCTAAATATACTATGTCATAACTATTAGGATCTTTCTTTTTAAGAGATATATAAGTTGTAAATGTAATATGCTCAACTAATGAGTATAATCCCATTTTATCTAGTTCATCAAGCCAAGACTGAGTAACTGAATGTTTTGGTACTACTACCAATACTTGTATAAATTGATTAAAGTTCCTCTGCAGGTGTTGTATAGCAATTCTTGTTTTGCCTACACCCATAGATATACCTAAACCACATCTTTTATGTTGTGCTGCAATTGATAGTGCGTCACTCTGTACTACATCTCTGGAAAGATTAGCTGAAGGATTGTATGCCATAATATTATTGTTATTGTTAAGATTATTGTCCAAACTAATGTTTTTATTAGTCTATCTTTTTGATATTGTTTCATTTCTCTTTGGTATTAAAGGTGGACCCTACAGGACTTGAACCTGTGACCTTCTCATTATGAGTGAGCTGCTCTGACCAACTGAGCTAAGAGTCCTGGTAGCCGGAGTGGGAC